CCGCCGACAAGAAAAAGCTGGACGGCGTAGCCGCCGGAGCGAACAACTACGTACATCCCGCGGCGCATCCCGCATCGATGATTGCCGAGGATACATCTCATCGCTTTATTACCGACGCCGAGCGCGAAGCGTGGAACAGCAAGGCAACCGGAGTGGTCGCTACGCAGTCCGCCAACGGCCTCATGTCGGCGGCTGACAAAACGAAATTGGACGGCATAGCCGCCGGAGCGAACAACTATATCCACCCATCGGCACATCCCGCGTCGATTATCACGCAGGACGCGTCTCATCGTTTCGTAACCGATACCGAAAAATCGACGTGGAACGGTAAGGCATCAACAGCCGTAGCCACCACTTCGGTAAACGGCCTCATGGCTGCCGCCGACAAGAAAAAGTTGGACGGATTGCAGAAAACTCTGACGATTCAGTTAAACGGAGCAGGCCAGCCTGCCTATGACGGCTCGGTAGCTCGGACAATAAATATTACGCCGGAGAGTATCGGTGCACAGACTGCTGAGGGATACCCTCAGTACGGTTTGCAGTCGTCAATGATTGGCTGGAATATCGGCCGCACGGCAACGCTCTTCATACCGGGTTACGGAACGAAATCATTACCGAGCGGCGGATTAAGTATGAATATCGGCATCAATATCGGATATCCTGTTTACATATTCGAGCTGAGTTCGAATATCTCAACTACCGTGGGTAATCTGGTGATAGAGTGCTCGCACTCTACTACACCGGGTTCGGGAACAAAGGTCTTCGACTACAAGCAGAATATCAACTATTGCGGAGCTGTAATGTTCACCAAAAAAACATCCGGCGTCGTGCTGCAGATCGCAGGATTCATGTTCTACCCGACGCCGGGCAATGCGTATGTTATAAGCGTAGAATAACTGTAGACTTATTAAATATCCGGGGACAAAAAAGCCCCCGGCCTGTTAGTAGTCATCTCACCTACATACTAACAATAATGCGACAGCACCGCACAGCCGGGGGAATCCTCGTCTGCGGAGCTGTCGCTTTTTTTCGTGCATGGAAATCCTGCACGGTATGTAGGTGAGATGCCACAAAAATAACTATTAAAACCGAAACTGAAACAATGAGAACCCCCATTTCCTACTACGGCGGCAAACAGACGATGCTCAAGCACATCCTGCCGCTCATCCCCCGACATCGCATCTACACCGAGGCGTTCTGCGGCGGCGCGGCCGTCCTGTTCGCCAAACGTCCGGCCGAAGCCGAGGTCATCAACGACATCAACATGGAGCTGACCAACTTCTACTGGTGCGCGCAGGTCTACTATTCAGACCTCAAACGTGAAATCGACAAGACACTACATAGTAGAGATATACACGCACATGCCGCACATATTAACCAGTATCCGCAGTTTTTCTCTCCCGTTGAGCGTGCATGGGCTGTTTGGGCACTTTGCAAGATGTCGTTTGCATCGATGATGGGCGGAGCATTCGGATATGACTTCGGCGGGGTAATGCCCAAGAAACTACGCAATGCGAAAGATGATGTGACGGAACGACTATGCCAGCGTCTCGAACACGTAACGGTCGAGAATCGCAATGCCCTCGATGTGATCGCCTGCTACGACGCACCCGATGCGTTTCATTTCGTTGATCCGCCTTATATAAATTCTGACTGCGGACATTATGACGGCGTATTTTCCGAGCAAAACATGAAAGAATTACTCTGTCTGCTGGAAACTGTCAAAGGTAAATTCATGCTGACGATGTTTCCGTATGATATGATCGAGGATTATGCTCGCAAAAACGGCTGGATAATCCACAGGGTTGAACGAACAATCAGTGCGTCCAAGACAAGTCGAAGGAAGCAGGAAGAATGGATGATTTGCAATTACGAAGACAAGAAACAAGCGACATTATTCGACGTAAAATAGGATTTGAATAGCATTTGAAAAGCGTTTAATCGACAATGGATGATGCAAAGTACACAGGCGAAAATTCTTAGTTTTTGTACATCTGAATTTTAGACTCTGTACATTTGAATTGTGCGATTATATTATAATCGCTATTGATGCGATGAAAAGAATCGGTATGGACTTCATAGCCGGGGAAGAGTTTGCCGAGGATGGCGCCCGTGAGCGGGTCCTTCTCGAAACAGACCGTTTCTGCCGCTCGTCCTTCCCCGCTGAACGCCTCGGCGAAAACTCCCGTTCCGGCACTGGGATCCAGCATACGCTCCGCAGAGATGTCGCCTGTGCGGTAAATGGTATCCGCAATGGCCCTTACGAAAACGGGAGGCGTATAGAATGCCGTCAGTACGGAACTGCGGATGCCGTCCATGCAGCGTTTGTACTCTTTCTCGTCGGTACAGTGTTTGCGCACGGTCTCGTGCAGCTCCCGCACCAGAGGGAACAGCTCCCGGTCGCTCCTTCAGCGTTCGATGTCGCGGTCCGCAGCGGCCGGCTGCAGAACGCATTTGAGACCGCCGAAACCGGAGTAACGGGCTAACTCTTCGCGTTCGGCAGCGGTCGCTGCGCCTTGCTGCAAGGCTATTTCGATGGCCCGGATGTTTTGCCGGAGGTGTTCTTTTTTGTTAAAAGCCATAGCGGTCGAGGTTTTGTTGTACGATGCCTATCAATTCGGTCGTCAGAACCCGGTAAGCCGGGGTGCTCTCGAAATCGTCGCCCGGAGCGTAACGCTCGAAGACCTGCGTGCACAAGGGCAGAAGTTTCAGGCAGAAGTCCGGACGGCGGCGCGGCGCGATTTCCGGGAACCATTCGGAGACGACTTCGAAAAGCGTGTCGTAGCGCGAGAAACGCAGGCCGTCGTACAGGACGGCCCGCGAGAGTTCGAGGGCTTCATAGACGGAATGCCCGTCCCGTCGTCCTCGGGAGAAGGTGGCCGCAGCATCCTCGCTGCGCCGGAGGATAAAGTCGTTGTCGGAGAGCAATTCGGGATGGCTGCGGCGAAGGAAGGCTCGCAGCGCAGCCTCGAAACAGGAAGGCGCTTCCTGAGTGCGGGGTGTGGATGTCGTTTTCATGGCCGGGGATTATTTCAGACCGCTGTTGCGGAGACCGGGACGCTTGGGCTGCGGCAGCGATGCCTCGGTACGTGCGGAACGGGCCGTTCGGGGACGGGGACGGATTTGCCGCTGCGCCTGCTGCGGCTTATAGTTGCGGGCCGCCTGGCCGACGAGCTGGATGTTGCCCTCGGTAAAGATGACGTCGTCGGAATAGGTCGTGCCGTTGCGTCGGCGCATCCCCGTGACATAGACCAGTTCGTGGTTCTCCAGTTTCGCACGCTGCGTATCGTCGATGAGGGCGCCGTTCACGCGCTCGCCGATGCGCAGGGTCGTTTCCGTATCCTTGAAGTAAAAACCCCGATGGTTGGCGTCGGCACGCAGAATACCTGAAATGAGACGTCCGTCGCGCCGCTGGATATCGATAACTTCGACCTGACGCCCGCCGCGCAGCGCCTCCTGCTCCTGACGCGACAGCGGCTGGCCGTAGATGTGGGTCAGCGGCCGCAGGGAATCGACCGGCAGCGTAGTCAGACGGCGCGTAGGTTCGTGGTAGCTCACGTAACACTCGCACTCGCGGCCCGTCGTGAAGTCCCGCATGACTTTCGTCCCCTCCAGATGGCCGTTCGCGGCGAGCTGTTTACGCTGCCGGTCGGTGAACAGCTCCTTATAGGCGGTCATGTCGTACTGCGGGCTTTTCAGTACGGGAAGGGCCTTTACAATCGTGCGCCCCTCCTCGCGGACCGCATAGAAACAGGCTTCGCCGAGCGGCTTGCGCTC